GAAAACCTAAAGTCCAGCGACCTCAAAACTGAACTTGACGATGTCGCAAACGCATTTCGTGAGTTGCTGAAATTGGCGAACGCAAGGTCGGAGTGCGACCACCTCACAGGTTCGTGGGTTCCCGTTGTTATGAATGACGATGAAAGGTGGCTGGAGTTCACCTACTGCCCTAAGTGTGGAGAGAAGTTGTGAGCAACACGCATACATTCGGCCCTAATGCCGGAGAAAAAGCAAAAGGTAGTGGTCACCCCGTAATGTTTGGCAAGCCCAAACCTGCTTCTGATTTTGATGTATTTCCAGAGGGTGGGGGATACCCACATCGCTTTCTGGGCTGGGCATACGAACTAATGGAAGCCGCCAACGGTCAGATTGTAAATCCCGACCAAGTATTGCATCTATGTTCCGGCTCGATGTTACGAGGAATCAGGGTGGACATACGACCCGAAAAAAATCCAGACATTGTAGCTGACTGTCGTAATGTTCCGCTACCTGACGAATCGGTAGATTGGATACTCGCTGACCCACCCTATTCTTTGGAGTACGCCAAAAACTTGTACGGCACAGAGGACAATTACCCTGCGCCTGGTCAGATTGTTAAAGAGGCTATGCGACTTTTGCGACCTGGTGGGTTGCTCGGATTGCTTCATTTCCAAGTGCCGATGATCCGAAAACCGGCCAAAATAGTCAATGTCTATGGAGTTACTACCGGCTCCGGATACGCCATACGAGCGTGGACACTCATTCAGAAAAATACAGAGTTATGACCTGCCCTAAGTGTGGAGAGAAACTATGAAATGCCGGAACTGTGGCGAGACCATCATGGTCGCACCTGGCGAGACCTACTGGATCCACACGCGCACGATGGCAAACATCTGCAAGATGCAACGAGCCGAGCCTGAGGACTAGTGGCGTGGTCTTTCGTGCTCGAAGGATTAGGACTCTGTGGCGCGTATTTCGTGGCGCAAAAGGTCTGGTGGTCGTGGCTCGTCCTAGCGACCAACTCCGTCCTCTGGGTCATCTACGGCTGGACTACCGGCCAGTGGGGATTCGTGCTGAGCTCGACCGCGTTCTGCGCGATCTACCTACGGAACGCCCAGAAGTGGCGAACCACTGTGGAACCTGCGGAAGCGTCCGACACTCTATCGGCGACCCATGCTCCTGCTGTGGCGAACTTGACTAGCCTCGAACCATGACCGTCATCGCCGCCATCGTCACCCACAAAGGCGCTGTCATGGGGGCCGACTCAGCCGTCTCGGACACGTCGCTCAAGATGACGATGGCCGACCCGAAGATTCGCGACTTCGACGGAACGCTCATCGGATACGCCGGGAGCGTTCACCTCGGTCGCCAAATGTTCAGGGCCATCGAGAAAGACCAGCCGACCAGCATCGTCGAATACGTCGAGAACACGACTCACCCGAAAGCCTGGCAAGGTGTTTCGTTCCTTATCGTGGAGAACCGCCAAATCTGGGAAGTCGACAACGGTTCAGCGATTCACTTCTCGGACTCATTCGGCGCTATCGGTTCTGGCTCCCCGTATGCGCTAGGTCTGCTGTATCGCTCGCATGATGACCTGAACGATCTGATGGTGGCTCTCAACGCCGCGGAATATTACTCACTAGAGGTTCGCGGGCCGATGCTCTACCTGACTGCGTAGGCTTAGAGAATGAACTACACACCGAGCCAAGCCGTCCAAGCCGCAGCTCGACGCGCTCTCCAGTGGATTCAAGACGGTAAGGCCGGTCCAGGATTCACCGCGGTAGGTCGTCGACGTGCCGCTGACCTCGCAGCTGGGAAGCCGGTCTCATCGGACATCGTTCGCAGAATGGCCTCCTACCTCGCTCGGCATGAAGTCGACAAGCAGGCCACTGGATTCAACCCTGGCGAACCTGGCTACCCGTCACCTGGACGCGTGGCATGGGATGCATGGGGAGGCGACGCGGGCAAGACGTTCGCTGAGGCCATCATTCGACATGAGGAGCAAAATGGAAGCGTATGACCTAGACGACACTCTGGCATCGGTGGACTTCGCAGAGGCCAACGTCCGAAGCCTGGCAACCGTGTTTCGCCAAGCCAAAGTTCTATACGTTCCCGACGTGCCATTCACCGTCATCACGGCCCGACCTCACGCCAGCGCCGATACACGTCGAGCGACCGCCGACTGGCTCAAGGCCAACCAACCGCAGTGGGATGGGAACGTCTATTACTGCAACGCCGACTCAGAGCAAGGTGTCATCGAGGAAAAGGCTCGGCTCATCAAGGCTCACCGGATCACTGACTTCACTGACAACAATGAAGACATCCTCACAGCACTGCGGCCATTAGTGCCAGGTGTCAAACTCTGGCTTATCGACAATGGAGAACGCACCAGGTTCTAATGCTGGCACCAACTCCATGTCTCGAGCGCGGATGCCAGAACCACGTCACCAAGCAGGGACGATGCGCTGAACATCAAAGACCATGGCAAGGGAGTACCCGCCGCGAAAGATTGCCAAGCGACTGGGGCACCCGTCGGCTGATAGTCCTGCGGAGGGATAAGGGAATCTGTTATCTCTGCGGAGGTTCCGGCGCTGACACTGTCGACCACATCGTGCCAGGTGACGACCACTCACTCACCAACCTGGCAGCCGTCCACGATCGCATCGCACCTCACTGCCATAGGGCCAAGAGCTCGAAGGAAGGCCAACAGGCACAAGCCGCGAACCGTGTCAGACGGCGCAGATAATCTCTAGATCGTGGGGCAACCGGAACGCCTCATCAACCGCGACTAGCTCGGGTTAGGTACTTGTCCACCTAGCCCGAGTTGGTCGGCTAAAGGACAAGACATGAAACACTGCGAACACTGCCAGACACCATTCGAGCCACCACCAAAGGTCAAGGGCTCACCGCAGAAATACTGTTCGCCTCTGTGCCAGCGCAGATCTATGGGCAAACGTCAATATGACCGCAGACGCGTGGATAGGACTCAACAGGTCGGAAACTGCAAGCGATGCGGTAAATCATTTATTCAACCGCAGATAGGCGCTCCAAAGACCTACTGTTCACAAGATTGTTCGTTTCGCACCAACTATGCCAAGCGCAAAGCCATACTTATCACTAAATCGTGCCAAGTCTGCGCGGGGATATTCGTAACCAAACTGGATTCCAAGAGGATCACCTGCTCAAGATTCTGCTACGAATTCAGACGTGAACGATGGCCGAAGCGTGCTCGTCGTAAACCAAGTCAACCTCATCCTGAGGGGAAAACCTGTATCAAATGCGACAGGCCAGCATGGGCTCTCGACTTATGTTTGGCCCATTACACGAGAAGCAAAAGAAGGTCTGGCCGCGCAGGTATATCAGGGCATAAGAAACGCGCTGAGGGGTATGGGGTCGCTTATGAGCCAGGCATCACCATGCTCGAAATCGGAGAACGATCTAACTGGATGTGCTCCATCTGTGGCGGCGAAGTCGACCAGCGAATAATCAAGGGTGCATGGGGGAAGTCCATAGATCACATCATTCCGATGGCTAAGGGAGGAGGACACGTCAGAGGCAATGTCGCACTTTCTCACCATTTATGTAACTCATTGAAAGCACACCATTAGGGGATGACCCCGTTGATGCCCTCCCCAGAGTGTCGGCGCGATTAGTTGACGCAACCGGTCGGGTATTCCAAAACGGGGGGTCATAAACTAGGCTCTGAAAGCCGCATGGCGAAAGGAAGCCGCATGGCCACCGGAAGACCAGCAGGACGACCTGCAAAGCCCGTTGAAATTCACCGCATGACGGGCAACCCATCTAAGAAAGCCCTACCTCCAGCACCGATGCCAGGCGCAGGGCTCATCTCGCACAATGCCATTCCCGAACCGCCTGACGATCTATTCGATGACGGCCTCGCCCTCTGGAATTACATCTGGGAAGCCGGTAGAACATGGCTCTCTCCAGACTCCGACTACCTCATCGTGCGCCGACTCTGCGAAGCGGAGGACGAGTACCAGCAAATTCGGCGAGCAATCTGGGATGGAACCATTAGGCGCTATTACGAAGTCTCTAACGGTCAGCTCGTGAGCCATCCCATCGTCGGACAGTACGAGAAACTGCGCGTCCAGATGACCTCATGGATGGCCGCCATCGGATTCTCCCCATCGGATCGTGCGCGACTCGGACTCGCTGAGGTTCGCGTGAGGAACGAGCTCGATGAACTCGCAGAGCGACGTGCCAATCGTGCAACCTGACCCGTCATGGGCTCCGGCCTACTCCAGCCCCGTACTGAGTGAGCGCACCAACGGCCCGAACGTCACTGACTTCGCCGCCACCATCATGCGAGCCTCGCGAGGCTTCAAGGTCGGAGAGCCGGTCCAGTTCACAGCCTGGCAATCGTGGCTCATGGATCGACTCTTCGAGCTAAACGATGACGGGCTCATGCGCTACCGCCGAGCACTCATCGGACTGCCCCGCAAGAATGGCAAGTCCCTACTCGGTACGGCCATCGCACTCGAGCATCTCATCTATTCCGAGCCTGGAGCGCAGGTCTACTCCGCAGCGGCTGACCGTGCACAGGCCAAAATCGTTTTCGGCGAGGCTCGTCAACAAGTTCTCAATAATCCAGCCCTATCCCGAATCGTCAAGGTCTACCGCGACGTGCTGGAGATTCCGAGCAAGGGTTCGATCTATCGCGCTCTCTCGGCTGACGCTATGCGAGCGCACGGTCTCGCTCCATCGCTCGTCGTCGCTGACGAACTGCACGCGTGGCCTAGTTCAGCATCGAACACCCGAGGTGATGAGCTCTACGAGGCGCTAGTCACTGGATCGGGAGACCGACCCGAATCCCTATTCGTCGCGATCACTACCGCTGGAGGTCACACCGACACGCTTCTCGGACGGCTCTACGAACACGGCCGTCGAGTGGCTCAGGGAGAAATCGACGACCCCTCATTCGGTTTCTGGTGGTGGGAGGCTCCTCAGGACGCTGACCCAACCGACCCCGAGACATGGCGAATTGCCAATCCGAATCTCGCAGAGGGACTACTGGACTATGGCGACTTCGAGGCGAACATCGCCGCGGCCGGTTCAGCGGGCTTCGCGGGATTCCAGCGATATCGTCTTAACCAATGGGTTAGGCTCGCTGGCGAAGACTTCATCTCACCACACTTCTGGTCTCTGGCCGAGCGCACCGAGAAGATTCCAGCTGGAGCCAAAGTCACCGCAGGCTTCGACGGCTCAATCTCCGGCGACGCGACTGGCATCGTCATTCAGAGCTGCGAAACTGGCACACTCGCCGTCCATGCGGTCTGGGAACCAGATCCACAAGACCCCGACTGGAGCGTCGACCAAGCGGATGTCGAGGCGGCCGTCAAACGTCTTTTCGAGACCTACGACGTGCAGATGCTCTGGTGTGATCCATCGTTCTACGAGGCGAACGTCCTCGAGTGGTCTAAGGCGTACAAGAAACGCGTCGAACGAATCCCTCCGACGAACCACCGAATCGCGCCACTCTCTCAGCAATTCCTCGCCGATATCGTCTCTGGTGAGGCTGGACATGATGGAGATCCACGTCTTGCCAGACACGTTCTCAACGCCGTAGCGACTGAGGCTGGTAGTTTTAGGAAAGAGAAAAAGAACTCACCGCGCAAGGTCGACCTATTGGCCTGTGCAGTCCTCGCCAATGGAGCTCGGCAGGCAACCAAAGAGCGCCAGAATCACGCGCCACGAAAGGCCATCATCCTATGAGTCTTACCAATGACGAATTACTACTGATTCAGACGCTCATTTCTAAACTTCAGCGCCACCAGTTTCAGAACGCTATCCGTGAACGGTATTACGAGGGCAAGAATCGTCTCAAAGACCTGAACATTTCCGTCCCGCCTGGACTAAAGACCCTCGACACCGTTATCGGCTGGGCTGGAACCACCGTCGACGTACTCGAAGAGCACCTCGACTTCGAGGGCTACATCGGTGGCGACCAGTTAGGGCTCTCGGACATTTACCGTGAAAACGAGCTCGACCTGGAATCCTCACAGGGCCACAAAGACGCGCTTATCTACGGAACCGGTTTCGTCTTCGTGGGAACCGGCATGGATGGCGAACCAAATCCCCTCATCACCATCGAGTCACCCAAGCGGGCCACAGCGATCTACGACATGAGAACGCGTCGACCCATCGCCGCACTACTCGCGAACTGGTCGGAAGATGGCAAGGTCGAATCGGGCTCGGTCTACCTGGCTAATGAGACCATCTACTTCGAGGCCGTTCAGCGAACCTACGTCGAGACCATGCGCGACGTGCACAACCTCGGACGCGTTCCCTGCGCTCCCCTCATTAACAATCCGCGTTCTGGCGACCCGTGGGGACGCTCGGAAATCACGCGCGGAGTCATCTCGCTGGTCGATAGCGCAGTGCGAACCCTCGTCGGTGCGGAAGTCGCTCGCGAATTCTTTAGTGCTCCCCAGCGGTACATCCTCGGAGCCGATGAGAGCGCGTTCCTCGACGCTGACGGCAACCCGACCAATGGCTGGTCGGTAGTTCAGGGTCGCGTCCTCGGAATCTCCTACAACGATGACGATGGTGTGATGCCACAGGTCGGACAGTTCCAAGCGAACTCTCCCGCACCGTACTTCGACCAGATTCGTGCCTATGCGAACCTGCTAGCCGGTGAGACCGCGATTCCCGTGGCCTACCTCGGCTACCCCGCTGACGGCAACCCTGCCAGTGCTGACGCGATCCGTGCGCTCGAGTCTCGACTGGTGAAGAAAGCCGAACGTCGTCAAAAGCAGTTCGGACGTACCTGGCAAGAGGTCGCTCGACTGGCGCTCCTGATTCGTGACGGTGAAGTGCCGCCGGAATTCTCACAGGTGCGACCCATCTGGCGTGACCCAGCGACCCCGACGGTGGCCGCCGCCGCCGATGCCGCAGTCAAGCTCATCACGGCCGGAGTGCTGACCCCAGATTCCGAAGTGACGTATAACCGACTCGGCTTCACGGACACGGACAAGGCTCAACTCGCACGGGACAAGGCCACGTCGAGCGCCGTCAATCTCGTCGCACAAATCGCTAACGCCGCTAATCCTCCGGCCTAATGCCACAGCGCAAAACGCTGGCACTGGAGAACCGACGGACGCTTCTCAACGTCTCGAGGCTGATGAAAGCGGAGGCCGTCAAGGTCATCGCTCAGGGCTCAGGACTAGGCCAGCAAGAGTTAGGCGGGTTCCTGCGAACTACCATTCCGGCCGTCATCGCTCGGTATGGGAATCTCAACGCCGTCACAGCTGCGGATTACTACGACCGAGTGCGAGCCGTGAGCACCAAGCGAGCACCGGCCTATAAAGCCATCATCCCATCATTCGACGCGGTCGCAAAATCGGACACCATCGTGAACTACGGCATGGCAACGTTCATGTCGGAGGGCTTCGACCGGCTCCCAGATCTACTCTCCATCGCCATGACGACTCCGGTGAACTCCTATAACCGCGACACGCTCGACCAGAACGCACAGCTCGACACATCAGCCAAAACCGTCCAGCGAATCGCCGAGCCCAACGCCTGCGCGTTCTGCGCTCTCCTCGCGTTCTCGACGACGACCACCGCAGAGGGTAAGACCATCGGCACCAGAACGTTCTCCTACGCGCCGGACTTCCACGACAACTGCCACTGCACCGTCGAGGTCATCTTCGAGGGTCAAGACCCAATCGTGCCGGATTACTACAAAGACTTTTCTAGCGAGTATGCTGATACCGGAGGCGGTTCCACCAAGGACGTGCTCGCGCAGATTCGGGCGAACACAGGCCGCCGATAGTTCTTTCGGACATCCCGAACGACATCCGCACGGATGGCATCTTTCCTGCATAGGAGAAAAATGAGTGAAGAAACCATTGAACCTACTCAGGTTCTAACTGACCCCACCGATCCGGTGACAGAGCCCACCAGCACTGAACCCGAAATCGACTGGAAAGCACAGGCTCGCAAGTGGGAGCAACGCGCTAAGGCCGCAAAGGTCGACAGCGAAGACGCTCAACGCTGGCGCGAATATGTCGAAACCCAAAAGACCGAGCAAGAGAAAGTCGCTGACGAACTCGCTCGAGCAAAGGCTGAGGCAGACGCGGCAAAGGTCGAACTGATGCGAATCCAAGTGGCAAGTCAAAAGGGCATCACGGGCGACGCAGTGAAACTCCTCAAGGGCGCAAGCCTCGAAGAGATTGAAGCGGAGGCCGAGCTTCTGGTTTCTCTCATCTCATCATCCACACAACCCAAAACCCCCCAACCCGACATGAGCCAGGGCAAGCCTGCTCCGACGGCGGCTGGACAGATCACTCGCGAAATGCTCGACACAATGAGCCCGCAAGAGATTATGAAAGCCAAGGCCGACGGCAGACTGACCGAACTCCTCGGCAAATAACAGAAAGCGAGTAAAGCCACATGGCTATCTCAAACTTCATCCCCCAAATCTGGGCGGCCGGTGTTAACACCAGCTTCTTCCAGAACCAGGTCGTCATCCCGACCCTCACCACGACCTACTCGGGCGAGGCCCGTGACGGAAACACCGTCAAGGTGACTGGTGCAGTGACCCCGACCATCGCTTCCTACTCGGGCACGGCTTCGGCTGAGGCTCTGTCGGACACGACGGTTTCGCTGAGCATCAACCAGAAGAAGTTCTTCGCGTTCAAGGTCGACGACGTTGACAAGGTTCAGGCCGCTGGAAACTTCGACCAGTGGACTGCCGCGGCTGGCCGTGGTCTCGCCGAAGACAGCGAGAAGTACGTCATCGCTCAGATGCTCTCCGGTGGTACCTCACAGGGCACCATGGCGATCACCACGGGTGACAACGCCAAGAGCGCTCTCCGCAAGCTCCGCACGGCTCTGTCGGCTGCGAAGATTCCGGCGAACGGTCGCTACTGCGTCGTGAACTCGGCCATGGCTGACCTCATCCTGGCTGGTCTCTCGGACGCGGCTCAGGCTGGCTCCGACGCTGAGCTCCGCAACGGTCTGGTCGGTCGTCTCTACGGCATGACCATCGTTGAGTCGGCTCTCTTCACCGAGACCAAGCCTCAGGCCATCGCCTACCACGAGGCAACCACGGCTTACGTTTCACAGCTCGACAGCGTCGAGGCTCTCCGTGACACGTCGAGCTTCTCCGACATCGTGCGCGGTCTCCACGTCTACGGCGCGGCCGTGACGGGTGGCGCTACGTCGGTGCAATACATCACCGCAACGGCCTAGTCCAACTAGTTCCGCAACCCGAGAGGTCAGGCTTCGGTCTGGCCTCTCGGGGCATTACTACGCTCGAGGAGAAAGATGAACTGGACGACACCGCAAGACATCCGTGAACGTTGGATCGGAGACGATGCTCCTACTAACGATGAACTCCTACGAGCTCTCATCTCCGACGCTGAGGCCGTGATTCTTCACGAATACCCAGCAATTCAGGCGCGTATCAACGCCGCCACACTTTCGCAAGCCGTCGTCACAATGGTGACGTGCCGCATGGTGACGCGAGTTCTCCGCAACCCTGAGAACGCGTCTTACATCTCGCAGACCACCGGCCCATTCACCCAGGCTCGGAACCTCGGACAGACCGACCTATGGCTGACCTCGGACGAGGAAGAACTGCTCGCTCCGAAGAAATCGCCAGGCGCATTTTCAGTCGACATGGCTCCCCACGCTGGCGCATGGCTCGGCAACCTCATCCTCGTCACCGGCAACGGCTACGTCGAGGGAGAACCACGACCTCCACACCTGGAAATCGTCGTCGAGGACGACTAGTGGAAATCGTCACGATCTACCGCAAGACCCAGACCGGCACGGACGCTTACGGCAACCCAACCGTCACCACTACCACGGTGAATCACCGAGCCCTAGTCGCCGAGAACACCGCTGGAACGTCCTCAGAGGCCTCTAGAACGCCCTCAGACGCCACCTGCTCGCTCTACCTAGCCACAGGTACCGAAGTCCTACCTACGGACGAATTCGAGGTCAGAGGCTCACGCTGGCTCTTCGACGGTGCACAGGACTTTCGCCAAGTTTTCGTATCCGGCCCCGCTGGTGTCGTCGTCCATCTCCGAAAGCGCCGTGGCTAAGCTCGTCTTTAACCGCGATGGAGTCCGGCAGCTGATGAATGACGCTGGCATGGATCGTCTCCTATTCGGTATCGGACAGCAAGTTCAGGCCGAGGCTGAGGC